AATTCGTTGTATCTGAGAAACCTACGCATATTGGGTTCTACTTCTAGAGAATCACAACATGCGAGATAAGATTCCCACTCTTCACGTAAATTTTCAGGAATGTCTTCTTTGTTTTTCATATTCATTTGAATGGAGGACCGTATGCCCACCCAACTAAAGATTTACGAGTTCCTGAAGTAATTCTCCTTACACGGTGAGGCAACCAAGAAGGAAAAATTACAATCTCACCTCTTTTAGGTTTAATAGATTGTGTCCATTGGTTATGATGAAATTGCAATTCGCCTCCTTCATATTCATCATTTAATAATAATGAACAGGATAACTTTCTGTGTCTTTCTATGTTATGCAATTCATCATAGTGCCAATTATAAAATTGCTTATCCTCTCCTCTATATCTAGTTGCCTGCAATCCACTTTCCCAATATGTTAAATCATAATGAAAATAATCCACATTAGCAGAATGAATTACACTCCAAAGCATAGCAGGTATCCATTGATCCCAAGGAATAAAATGTACATCAGAATCTCTCACACCCTTATCAAGTCTTAAGACTGATCCTACTTCAGCATTAGAAAATTCCAACTCATCAAATTGCCTTTCCATTATATCAAGCAATTCTTTTGGTAATGCAGAGGGAACTCTATATATGAGTTTTTGAGTGAATGATAATTCCATAATTAAGAGTAATAATTAGATTGATCTGAACCTTGTTGTTCCATCAATAAGAATTGTGATATACAATATCTACCATGATTGGTATCTAGATCATCTTCATGCATTTTTACTGGACTTACACTATGTAATACTCTACCACAAAAAGCAACTGCGGTATTATTTTTACATTCTATCGTAACATCATATTCAGGAAAAGAAAAATTACCACCAGTAAATTTTTTTGGTTCTTTGTACAACCATGTACAAATAGTAAGAAAAGTCATATCATAATGAGTTGGGTACTCATCATCAGTTTCATAATATGACACTAAAGTGGTATCGCGATTTGCAGCAAAGTGTCTAAAAAACCAAGAATCTTTTTGATTAAGGATTTCTCTATCCAATAATTTTTTACTACATGTCAGTATATTAGAATATTTTCTATCATTGTACATGTAATCTAAAAAAACTCCTTTATTACTTTTACTGGTAGAATACTTCCCACCAGTATCTCTACCAACATCTAAACCACCGCAAATATTATTAAGATAATCAAGTTCTGACCAAATTTTATCTAACTCAAAATCATCATAAACATTTTCTATTAGAAGATAATGTAATGGTTCTGTTATCAATTTAACTTCCATTAGAAACCTACCCGTGCCGCGCTGTTATTGTTGAGACTGCCAGTAAGTCTAAATTTATCTTCAACTTCTTTTTTACCAACATTATATGAACGCATTTGTTGCCAAGATGCAATATTAAATGAAACTACGATACGTTCTTCATCAGATTTGTTTGGGAGTGCTTCGTGCAAAAGTTCTGATGGAAAAATAATTAGATCGCCTTCTTCAATTTCAGATGGTTGCCAACGTAAAAAATCTCCTTTCATTGGATCCCTAAAAGCAGAATAAAATACTGTAGGTTCATGAATTTCAGGGTTGTATTTCACATACAAAACTGCAGAATACCCTTGCCCACCATGATTATGAATACTGTGTTTATCACCTTTTTTTGATTTTTCATACCACATTTCAGTAATCATTACTGGATTAGGACTTATTACTTCTGCAAATTTTTGCAAATTTGGTGTTATGACATCTACTATTTTATCACAATAATCAGGAAGATCAGGACCAGATCGATCATCCCAAAAATCAGTAAATTTAGAAGAATTCCGAAAAGATTCTTGTAGAAATCTTCTATATTTTTTCCAATTTTTTGTTTTATAGTGGAGAAAAGGTATACCAAAAATCAAAGATTGTTCCATGTGATTAATCATCTATAAAATTGTACCAACCAGTAATAATATACTTATGTTCCGTAGGGGAAACTATTCCTCTATGAGTAAACATCCAGTCGGATGGCCAAATAATAGTTTTACCCTTTTCTGCTTTAATTGTTAGTTTCTGATCACTAAATTCAGTACCCCCACCATCATCAACATCATTCAGATATGTCATAAAGGTTAAATATCTATTGCATATGGGATAGTCGGCATTACATCTTTCACAATGCCACATGTGATATCCTGCACCTGGTTTATAGTATTGAATATTATAGTAATTATAGGTTGTCCACAATCCCCATTTATTGCAATTTGGATATAATTTTACATATTCTTGAGTAGCAACTCCTAAATGATCTTCCCATTTAGTTACTGCTTCATTTATGCTAGCATCAAACTGTAAGGGAAGATCATAAGAATCTTTTAGATCTGGACGCACACCAAGTAATGTCTGACCTTTGTGTTTTCGTTCTTTAGCATATTCAGAACTATTAAAAAACTCAATAATATCATCACATACACTTTTATCCTCCATAAAAGTACATCCAATAAAGGGGGATAATTCTTTCATGATTTACCCGTGTACTGATAACATTTGTACTTACAATTATACCTATCTACGTATTTTTGTGCATGTTCTAAGCATGTAAACCAACACTTTTTATTCTCTGTTTGATCTAGCATGTAAATGGGAAAGGTTTGAATCCAAGGAAACATTTCAATCTTCCGAGAGTTCATCACCTTCAATTCCGAAGGTTTCTTCGTTCGTCGCTTGGATGTACTGGTCGTACCTTTCGTCGAAGTCTTTGCCTTCGCTTTCGGAGTTGTAGTAATCTTCTTGAGATTCTTCTCCAGATTCTTTTGCGTCTTTACGGAGTTCGTTTTTCGCTGCCCACTTGAAGAACTGGATGAAGTCTTCTTTCGTCCAGTCGTTGAAGATGCTTTCCGCTGGGTCGTTTTCGTCCCATT